ATTTCTCCGCAGAATACAAAGAGAAAAACGTCAGTTAGAGATTAAGAATAAGATTATTGAAAGGTCAGGTTATAGTGAAGTGTTTGATGATAACAACACTATTGACGGGGACAACTATTCAGAGTATAATCAGATTAAAGATAATGTTCACAGCAAGCTTCGTAATTAATGAAAGTTGCTATAATAACTGATCAGCACTTTGGATGTAGAAAGAATTCAAAACTCTTTCATGATTATTTTTTGAAGTTCTATAATAATATTTTCTTTCCTACATTAGAGAAGGAAGGAATTACTACGATTATTGATATGGGTGATACCTTTGATAGTCGCAAGGGTATTGATTTTTCAGCATTATCATGGGCTAAAAATAACTATTATGATAAGTTAAAGGATTATACTATTCATACCATTGTAGGAAATCATACTGCTTATTATAAGAATACTAATCAAGTAAATGCAGTTGATCTTTTACTTCGTGAGTATGATAATGTAAAGACTTATTCAGAAACGACAGAAGTAAAACTAGATAATTTGAATGTTCTTTTTGTTCCTTGGATTAACCCTGAGAATGAAAAAAAGAGTATAGGAATGATTAATAAATCAAATGCTCCTGTTTGTATGGGACATTTAGATCTTAATGGGTTTTATGCTACTCAAGGACATGTCCAAGAGCATGGTATGGATTGTAGTGTATTTGAAAAGTTTAAACTTACTTTTTCAGGACATTTTCATATTCGTTCTACTCAAGGTTCAATACATTACTTAGGGAATCCTTATGAGATGTTTTGGAATGATTCTGGTGATGTTAATAGAGGATTTCATATTTTTGATACAGATACTTTAGAATTTACTCCAGTTAATAATCCTTATCGTCTTTTCTATAAAATATTTTATGATGATATTGATTATCAACTTTTTGATGCACGACCATATGAAAATAAAATTGTTAAGGTAATTGTCCGTACTAAATCAGACATTCAACAGTTTGAAAAGTTTATTGATAAACTTTATGCATCCGGAGTTAATGATCTTAAGATTGTTGAGAATTTTAATTTTAATGGATGGGATGATATTGATGATGAAGTTGAGTCTGAAGATACGATGTCTATTCTTAATAGATATATTGAGGAGGCAGACGTAAATCTTGATAAATCTATCATTCAGAAAATGATGCAAGAAATATATCAAGAAGCATGTGAAATGATTTGATATGTATATTTTAACTATTGCTGGAAAAGAAAATGAAGGTGCATATTCTGTCTCAGATGATGAGGGAGAAAATATTCTTTATTTGTTTGAGAATGAGGATGATGCAATTAGATTTGCTATGATGTTAGAGGATAGTGGAAGTCCTGAAATGCATGTAATTGAAGTTGAAGATGAAATAATGATAAAGACTTGTGAAGTACATGATTATAAGTATGTAATAATCACACCAAATGACGTTGTAATTCCTCCACATATTGAAAGTAATGATAATATTTAAGAAAATTAAATGGAAGAACTTTTTAAGTACTGGCAACCAGTATATTGAATTAGATTTAGATCAGGAATCAACCACTCTGATTATAGGAACTAATGGAGCAGGAAAGAGTACTGTATTGGATGCTCTTACCTTTAGTTTATTTGGAAAGCCATTCCGTAAGATTAATAAACCCCAATTAATCAATGCTACAAATGAGAAGGATTCTAAAGTTGAAGTTGAATTTTCCATTGGGTCAATTGATTGGAAAGTTGTTCGTGGAATAAAACCAAATGTCTTTGAGATTTGGAAAAATAATAGTCTATTAGATCAAGCAGCATCTGCTAATGACCAGCAAAAGTGGTTGGAGCAGAATGTTCTTAAAATGAACTATAAGTCTTTTACTCAGATTGTTATTTTGGGATCTAGTACTTTTGTTCCCTTTATGCAATTGACTGCTAATAATCGCAGAGAAGTTATTGAGGATCTTTTAGATATTAAGATTTTTTCTTCTATGAATAATCTTATTAAAGAAAAGATTCGTGCTAATAAAGAGGATGTTAAAACTTTAGTACTTAAGAAAGAGTCTCTTAATGATAAGGTTAAGATGCAAGAGAACTTTATTGATGAGATAGAATCGCGTGGTAAGGAGAATATAGAAGAAAAGAATAATAAGATTGAAGAACTTGATCAGTCTGTATCAAAGTTGATGAAGGATAATGAACATTATGAAAGTGAAGTGGTAGGATATACACAGATGCGAGAGCAGAGTGTTGGTGCTACAGAAAAACTTCTTAAGTTAGCTGGGTTAAAGGGTAAAATATCCCAGAAGGTATCAACCATTACTAAAGAGCATAAGTTTTTTACTGATAATGTAACATGTCCTACATGTACTCAACCAATAGAGGAAGAGTTCAGAATAAATAAGATTGAAGACGCTCAAACTAAAGCAAAGGAGTTGCAATCTGGTTATAAAGAACTAGAAGAAGCAATTAAAGAGGAAGAAGAGCGAGAGCGTCATTTTACTGTTCTATCTAAGGAGATTACTAAACTAACGCATGGCATTTCTAAAAACAATACTAAGATCGCTGGGTGTCAACGACAAATCAGAGATCTGGAATCGGAAGTTCAGAGAATTACCGAACAACTTGCAGATAGAAATACTGAGCATGACAAATTAGCAAACTTCAAAGACAACTTAAAAACTACATACGACGAATTAGCTTCAAAGAAGGACACTATTAACTATCACGTTTTTGCGTATAGTTTATTAAAGGACGGGGGAGTTAAATCTAAAATCATCAAGAAGTATCTACCGCTGATAAATCAGCAAGTAAATCGTTATCTTCAGATGATGGATTTCTACATAAACTTTACTCTTGATGAAGAGTTTAACGAAACCGTCCATTCACCAATTCATGAAGATTTTTCTTATTCTTCTTTCAGCGAGGGAGAGAAGATGAGAATAGACTTAGCACTCTTGTTTACATGGAGGGAAGTTGCTAGGTTTAAGAATTCTGTAAATACTAATCTATTAATTATGGATGAGGTGTTTGATAGTTCTTTAGATGGATTTGGAACAGATGAGTTTCTTAAGATTATTCGTTTCGTGATTAAGGATGCGAATATTTTTGTGATTTCTCATAAGACTGGTATGGATGATAAATTTAAAAGGTGTATTAGATTTGAAAAGATTAAAGGATTTAGTAGGATGGTAAATTAAAATGATGTATGAAGTTCCTAATCTCTTAAGTAAAGAGCAATGTGATAAATTAATTCATTACTTTAAACGTAATCAACACGAATGTAGAACTATAGAATACCCTGCTCTGTTTGATAAGAAAACAATAACCCCACAAGGGGTTGGTAGTTTAAAATGTCAAAAAATTCTTAGAGCATTTGAATTTAAAGCAACTCAAGCAGTGTCAAAATCACATGATTGTGAATCATATGTGTTTATGGAGCATTGGGATCTAGTTCATTGGAATCCTGGAATGGAGATGACCGCACATAGAGATAATCAATATGATCCTAAAATTGATTTATCTGCAAGACATTACTCAGCAGTTTGTTATTTAAATGATGATTATACTGGAGGAACTACTTTCTTTTCAGATGGTGATGCTACAAATGATAAAACCCTAGATACTATAGAATGTATACCAGAGACTGGAAAAATGGTATCATTCAAATCAGATGTTTGGCATGGTGTAAATAAGGTTACTAGTGGAGATAGATATACTATAGCAATGTGGTTTACTTGTGATGAAACCAGAATGAGAGATAAAAGAGCTTTTTAAATGGCCACCTATAAGCATACAACAGGTAAAAGGTTTCATTTTATTCACATTCCAAGAACTGGTGGAAGATTTATTCATGAAAATCTTTTACTTAATGGATTTGAACAGGAGCATAGTAGTAAGGGAAGTATTGAGGGAATTGAAGTACTTCATTTTCATAGAGAGTTATATGAGAAGTATTTGGATATAAAAGATATTCCTCATATTGCTGTTATTAGAAATCCCATTGATAAGTTCTTTTCTGCATCTAGTTTCTTTAAGAGAATGTATGGTGATGATATACAAGAAGCAATGGAAGATCCAATGATGTTTCATTCAATGCTTACTAACTTTCCTTTATCAGAATCTGTTAACTGGTATAGGTCTCAGTTAGATTTTATTAGTGATGAAACGCATCTGTGGAGATTTGAGGATGGATTTAAAGAGGAGTTTGCAGAGTGGATGAGTAATATTTTAGAAGTTCCTTTCAAGGTGGAGGATGTGCCATATAAGGAACTGGGCTATGATGAGGAGAATAAGTTGGAGAGGACTGCTAAACTCCTAGATAATGTTAGGAACCTTCATAGGAGAGACCTTGAAACACTCTATCCCGAATTGGCTCCATCATAGCAAGAAGGAGCAAAAGCGAAAACTTAAACCACAAGCATTACGTCAAGCAAAGGCACGACGGCAAGCACTCAAGAGGAAACTCAAGGGTGCTTTTTTAATGAGTATAAACTCGTAGGCATATATTTTTGTAAAACCGAACGCTATGTGTGTTGATTTCCTGACTAAATAGTAATAGAATTGGAGAGCATATGTAACCAAACCTTGGTTATGAGTTCACTTTAAACAATGGAGAAGTCATCATGCAGCATAATCTAGTATCCTATAATCAATTGGCCGGTTGGAAAAGTACAGTAGCAGATATGGAGGAAGTGGATCACGAATCGGCAATCAATGATTATTTTCAGTGCCTCACCGAATGTGATGACAATGCACAACTATGTAAGCGTATTTGTAAGGAGGTTCTAACTTAGAAACCAACTAATTAAATAAGCATTATACCCTCGCCTTTTGGTGGGGGTTTTTATTTAATGAGGCCTCTAAAGTGTATCCTTAGTGTACCCGGATGAATTTCCTATGACTGAGATGGTTCGCAAGGTTCACAATGCTGTTCCTCTTCATATGCCTGCTGACTTTGGCGACAATGAGACCTATGAGGATTATTGTGCTGAAGCAATGATTGCTGCTATTCAAATGCAAGATTCAACAGATGAAGAGATAGTTAAAACTCTGGTCGATCCTGATCCAGATTTTGGATGGGATCTTGATGTTAATGAGGCTGTCAGGATTGTGAAGGAACTGAGGATGATGGGCAGTTAAATAAGTGTCATACCCTCACCTCTATGGTGGGGGTTTTTTAGTATACTAGATTCATACGAAACAAAAGCATGGCTGTTCAACTAGAAATCAAGGAACAACTGGCAAAACTATTGGCGACAGAAGATATCGTTGTAGAGCACAAACAGGTCTCTAGCGCCCAGTTTAACGTCCATACACGGGTTCTTGTGCTTCCTCTATGGGAAAAGGCAAGCAATGCTGTATATGATATGCTAGTGGGTCATGAGGTAGGACATGCACTCTTTACACCCGATGAGGATCCTCCAGAAGATGTTCCTCATCAGTTTGTGAATGTAGTAGAGGATGCACGGATTGAGAAGTTAATGAAGCGTAAGTATATGGGCCTTGCCAAATCCTTTTATAGGGGGTATAAAGAATTATATGATGAGGATTTCTTTGAATTAGATGGTGAAGATATTACTACTTTTAATCTTGCTGATAGGGCTAATCTATATTTTAAGGTGGGTAACTTCCTTAATTTGGCTTTTCTCCCTGCTGAAAAAGAGATTATCGATATGATTTCAAGGTGTGAAACTTTTGAGGATACGTTGAAAGCAGCATATGTTTTGTATCAGTATTGTTTAGAACCTGAGAAAGAAGAAATAGAATCCAAATTTATTGAACCTGATAGTGGAGAAGGTGAAACTTTTGGTGATCAGTTTTTTGATGAGGGTAGTGAGAAAGGTGAAACTTATGAGGAAACTCCTACTCAAACTGGGGAAGAAGAACCTGAAGTTAAGACTGCTGAAGCATTAGATAGTAAACTTCAAGATTTGGTTAATGATGGTGGAGTTGAGAATATATATTTAGAGGTTCCAAAAGTAAATTTAGATACTGTAATTGTTAGTAATTCTGATGTTCATGAGAATATTGATAAGCATTTTAAATTTCAGTCTCAACAGAGTGAAAAGAACTGTTTCAAAGAACCAGATTCTGAGTTTTTAAAATTTAAAAAGGAATCACAAAAGGAGGTTAATTATCTTGTTAAGGAGTTTGAATGTAGGAAAGCAGCTAGTTCTTATAGTCGTTCTGCTACAAGTCGCACTGGGATTCTCAATACAGAGAAGCTTTCGTCATATAGATTCAATGAAGATTTATTTAAGAGAGTTACTGTCCTTCCTGATGGTAAGAACCATGGATTAGTCTTTATTCTAGATTGGTCTGGTTCTATGCAGTATCTTATGAAAGATACATGTAAGCAACTTTTTAATCTTATATGGTTCTGTAAGAAAGTTCAGATTCCATTTGAGGTTTATGCTTTTACTAGTGAATGGTGCCGTCCTGGCATAAACTATGAGACTGGAGAAGCAGAAGTAAGGCAACCACAATCACATTATAAAGCAAAGGAAGGTTTGTTATGTGTTGAGGATGATTTTAATTTAATGAATCTTTTTACTAGTAAAACTAGTGTTAGACAGTTGGAACATCAGATGAATAATATTTGGAGGATTGTTGATACTTTTGTTTTCTGGCGTAATTATACATATCCACCAAAACTTTGTCTTTCTGGAACTCCATTAAATGAGGCATTCATTACTCTTCATCAGATTCTTCCTCAATTCCAGAAAGAGAATAAAGTAGAAAAGGTACAGTGTATTGTTCTAACAGATGGTGAAGCAAATGGTGTTCCTTATCATAAGATTGTTCAACGTCATTGGGAATCGAAACCTTATATGGGGTTGAGAAATATTAATCATGATAAGTGTTTTTTGCGTGATCGTAAACTTGGTAAGGTATATAAATTTGGAGGGGAGTGGCATAAATTCACTAAGACTCTTATCAATAATTTGAAAGATAAATTTCCATCAGTAAATTTTATTGGTTTTAGAATTATTAATAGTCGTGATGCTAGGAGTTTTATTAGACTTCATTATTATACAGAAACTAAAGAACGTCTTGCGGTTGAGAATGATTGGCAGAAGAATAAGAGTTTTAATATAAAGTCTGCTGGATATGATGCTTATTTTGGAATGTGTTCTACAACACTTTCTCAAGATTCTGAGTTTGATGTTGGGGAATATGCTACCAAAGCACAAATCAAGAAAGCATTTGTTAAGTCTCTTAAGACTAAGAAGCTAAATAAGAAAGTTCTTGGTGAGTTTATGGAGTTGGTGGTTTAACTATGGTAGCTGAATGGATTAAAGAAGTTTCAGGTTGGGAAGAAGAATATATGAGCCTGAGAGAATGTGATCCTGGTCCTTATCTCACTGATAATGAATGTGAGGTTCTTAATAAGGATGGATTATCATCCAATGAAGGAATGGTATATGGTAGAATGTATGCCGATTGGAAAAAAAGGAAAGGATATGAATAAACCTTATGATGACTCTAATTGGAGATCTGAGTATCTAGATCTTGCAGGTCATCGACTTAAAACTTTACAATGTGAA